CCGTGGGGGAGGAAATCTCCTTCGCAAGATCGAGGGCGTGGGCTTCCGAGAGACATCAACTAACTATGACCGGGAAGTGGTCGAGAGGAAACGCCTCATGGTAGAGCGCCGCCGCAGGCTGGTGCCGTAGGAGATAAGTGTGGACAAAGTGAAGGCCTGCCCCTTCTGTGGGGGAGAGGCAGAGGTGGATGAGGGTGTAAGCGGATACATCCTGGCCACCGTAACGTGCGAGAAGTGCGGGGCTTTCATGCCCGGAAGCGTCGTTACCGCTGCTATCCGGCAGTGGAATCGTAGAGAACCTGTAACCCAGGAGGGCGACGATGTTTGAAAAGCTATGTGAAATCATGTCTATTATCGAGCGGCTTCACAAGCTCCCAGAGAGGAGAAGGTTAAAGAAAGTCTTGTGGAAAGCCCTCAATGAGATCGGGGAGATTACCCAGCCGCTAGTGGAACAGGAGTTCGACAAGCGATTCAAGGAGGTTTACGGGAGCATACTCAAACATGGCCCCTGCCCCCCTTTAGAAAGTACAACTGATGACGATGCCTGAGAAAAGTCCCCACATGATTCTGATCGAAGGACTTTTGGAAGCTGGCTCCAAACTTAATTCGCCGGAAAAGTTTGGCAACCTGGATGAACTTACAGATGGAGAACTTGAGGCCGAGATAAAACGCCTCGCCCGAAAACTTGGTCTGGAGGACAAGCAATGGCCTTAACTAAACAGCAGCGGTGGATCATGGAGGAAGAAGTTGCCGACAAGATGGTAGACAAAATAATAGATGAGGTAGATCCCAATGAATACAGGGGATACAACCCCGTCATGTTTCGGCGTACTGCTATTGCCACCTTACGGGGGCACATCAGTGACAACCCCAAGGTCGCCTGGTGGGAGGAGGCTTACGAGGATAGAGCGGAGGCACGTGAAGCACTTGGTTTTGACCCTGTAACTGGAGAGGAGAACGAGTAATGCCTACACAAAAGAACCGCAGGCGTACATTGGCTAGTGCGTTCGGCAAGCTAACTGATACCCAACTCAATCGCCTCAAGTGGCACGCAGATCGGAACAGTCCAGTCCTTTGCGGGAAACTTGCTGACGAAGAATTTGTTCATCCTCACACTGGATTTGGCTGACCGGCGGTGCTGGCAACGACCCGTGCGGTCGAACACCCTCTAGGGCGGCATGCCATAAAAGACTCATGGGAAATAGTCGTCCGCAAGTTTCATCCCCTTGATGTGGTCACATATTACTTTGATGCTCTACTCTCCGCCTCTCCAGAGGATGTCTATGCAGCCGTCAACTCGGCGTGGAAGAAACGACAGGGGGATGGATGAGCCAGACATACCTGAGAGGGTTTACTGCTGATGAGCCGAGCGCACCTGATGCCTCTGGCTTTATCGAAAGACCGTACCAGCGCAACGCTCGCATCGCTGTGGAGTCAGCCTTCGGTGATATGGATGCTGTCATTGTGGAAATGGCGACGGGCCTGGGCAAAACGGAAATCTTTACCCAGTTAATGAGGCGCTGGGAAAGAGGGAGGTGCCTTGTCATCGCACCGATGATTACCCTCGTGGCCCAGGCAGCACAGAAGATTGCACAGCGCACCAGTGTGCAACCCGGTATCGAGCAGGCTCACAACTGGTCAGATGAAACCTCATGGAGTCGTAGCCCCTTCGTGGTGGCCAGCAAGGACACGCTCGTGCGGGGTAGGTACAAGAGGATAAAGGACGTGGGCCTGGTCGTTGTGGATGAAGCACACCTGTCCATCACCAGGAGCTGGGCGAACCTCCTTGATCACTTCATGGCACAGGGAGCTAAGGTACTGGGTGTCACCGCCACAGCCAAGAGACACGACCGCAAGAGCATGGCCAACCTCTACGAGGGCTGCGTCTACCAGTACGGTATCGTGGATGGCATCCGTGATGGCTGGCTGGTCAATGCAGAGGCACGCTGCATACGCCTCCAGTCCCTCAACCTCTCGGAAGTTACCATGTCCTCCACCACGATGGGCAGGGACTTCAACCAGATAGACCTGAGCCAGCAGCTAGAGAAGTACGAGACTATCTATGAGATCGCTGAGGTGGCCGCACGAGAGACAAGAGGACTCAAGACAGCCATCTATTGTGCATCAGTAGCGGAAGCACAGATGGTATCGGAAAGGCTTTCAGATAATTACGGGATCAAGTCTGCCTGGATATGTGCCGATACAAGTAGATGTACCCCACAGCAGAGGCACGACGCCCTGGAGTCCTTCACTAAAGACCCCGATGGTGTCACGCACCTGTGCAACGTGGGTATCCTGACCACTGGCTGGGACTTCCCCGGCCTGCAATGCATCATCATGGCCCGGCCCACGAGATCCAAGATGCTCTACACACAGATATTCGGACGTGGCACACGCCCACTGGAGGGCACCGTGGACTTCGCTGGCTCCACCGCAGACGCCAGGTGTGAGGCCATAGCATCCAGCAGCAAGCCATTCTTCAAGATGATTGACCTTGTAGATGTGACGCTCGCCCATAAAATTATGACATCCCCGGACGTGATGAGTGGTACATGGGGAGTCGATGTTGTGGCACGGGCCAAGGAAAACCTGGCCGAGAAGGATGAAGTTGTCGAGATCGACGAGGCACTCAGGGCTGCACAGAAACAACTGCAACTTGAACAGGAACAGAAGGCACGCGAGGAACGTGCCCGTGTTGCAGCAGAGGCAGAGTACAGGTCACGACACGTTGACCCCTTCGGCAACAGCCCGGAGGGTGATGTCAAGACAAAGAATAAACGGGGCGCGAGGTTCCCCTTCGGCAGGTTTCGCGGGGAGCTTGTTCGGGACACACCGACGTGGTACTTGAAAGGCTGCATGGCAGGGAAGCCAAGGATTACAACAGCATGGTTATGGAAGTCCATCTCTAAGGAACTGGAGAGCAGATGATATTTGCCAAGAAGGTGACGGACGAAGCTGGCATGATGTGGTGGTTGTTCTTTGGAAAGGAATCTGAGGAGTCACCCCTGATGATCATGTCTGATGCCCAGGCAAAGAGATTCGTAGAGGAATACGAGCGTGAAATTGCGGAAGACGATGAGCAAGAAGACGAGTGACCAGCGCCGCAACTGGTCAATGGAACACCACGCCTGCTGGGTATGCGGGAAGAAATCCTACCGAGGGTTTCCACTGGAGACACACGAGATTGAGCGAAAGTCGCAAGCCCCTGGCCGGTGGGCGAGTCCGGCAAACTATTTCAGGACATGCAAGAAGTGTCACATGGATGACCTTGCTGCCATGCCCCACGCCAGGCAACTGGCATACAAGCAGAAGCATGACAAGGAAAACTACAACCTGGATCAATGGCTCAGGCTTCGTGACCCTGAACTGAAAGCCCCTGATCGTGTAACGCAAGGAGAAGTTGACGAATGGACTCGGAAACTGTTCTACTAGAGCTACCCTATCCACCCACCGTAAACACCTACTGGAGGAGTATCGGTCGTGGGCGAGTTATTATCAGCGCCAAGGGACGTGACTATCGCAATGCGATATGTGAGTACGTCATAACTGAGAACGCACGCCACCACGCCGGTCGCCTTCGGGTAGTGATCCGCGCTTTTATGCCTGACAGGAGGCAGCGGGATCTGGATAATATACCTAAAGCCGTTCTGGATGCACTCGAAAGCGCGGGGGTATTCGAGAACGACAACCAAATAGATGACCTGCGGATAATTCGTATGGGGGTAGAGCCGCCAGGTCGCATCGAAGTAGAGATTACTGAATCGGAAGGCGGCTGGGATGAGTTGGGAGATAGTACCTAAGTATATTATCTGGGCATTTATCGTTATAATCTTTGTCTGGGATGTGATTGCCAACTCCTATGGCCACCATGAGGCCACGGTAAGCTATGCCCTGCTCGACCTAAGCCAGCGCCACCCGATTGTAGCCTTCCTGTTCGGGCTGCTGGCAGGGCACGCCTTCTGGCCTAACAAGTAAATATGGCCTTCCCCCCCGCAACAAACTACAATAGATAAAACAAATAATCAGGAGAAGACAATGGGAATCACTGGACGTTCAATAAAACAACCGGAATATACGACACAGAAAAGCCACCTGCTCCACTCCTCTGTGGTGGATGGGCTGGCTTACTCGTGGACAAATGCCACCTATAACTATGATGCGGCGGACACGATCCTGGCTGTTCAGAATACTTCCACTACCCACAACCTCCATATTGACCAGATATGGTGCCATGGGGACACCACGACTCGGGTGATCGTCCATGCGACAAGTGAAGACGGCTTCACCATAGCTGGAACCACTGTCACGGGAGTCAACTTGAACCGAGCAAGTTCCAATACGGCTGCCGCGACCGCAAAAGCTGACGAAACCGGCAATACGCAGGGGAATATTTTCTGGGCTGGCAGCATTCCGGCGGACAACGCTACGCCCGTAGCCATTGGCCTCGGTGTTATTCTGGATCTAAGCGATGTCATCGCTGTGGACTTCACGGACGAGGGCGCGGAGGCACTTGTCACTATCATCGGCCACTATGAGAGAGTCTAATGGCAACCGTCACAGTACAAGTAGAAGCCGATGCTGATGATGGCTACCGCCTCGGTGATGGATTTGGCGGCTTCACGTATAACAATGACGCAGATTACGTCAGCATCGGGGCACAAAACGCGG